TTATTTGGTGCGCGTGGTCGGACTCGAACCGACAACGTTTCTAATGTGACAGATTTTAAGTCTGTTGCGTTTCAACCAGTTTCGCCACACGCGCTTTTATTTAACACAAAATATATAATTGTTATAGGTACAATGTAGTTTGGATAACCTCTTATACCTAAAACTCTTTCTCTTGCTTGATTTTCATGTAGATTGTATTTAAGAGCTAATTGACCATATGTCAAGCCTCTTAATCTATCGTGTATCATATTTAGTGTTTTATTTCTATTGTATTCTCTTGAACCTTTTGGTATATATTTCATTTATCAAATTTTTTAATTCTTTCAATTTCATCCTGAAGATACCAAATAGCTTTTTGTAAATCTTCTATCTCGTTACCTTTTTCGCCTCTACGCCAAATATACTTAATCGCGCTACCACAATTGAAGTTTTCATGACGTACAATATCAATACACTCGATACCAGATGGATGATTATTGTAATGCTTTGGATGATTTACATTATTTTTCTTTACCATTAATCAATACTCCATTCTCAATCATTTTGATATTTGCTTGTGGATAAAGAGATTTTAATTCTTTATGTAATTCGTTAGGTCTATTTGTACCGATAATTAAACTTTTCTTAGAATATATAGCAAACTCGACTGACCTATAAGTCAGTAAACGTTTACCTTGTCGTTTGATTTGATTGTATTTTACCGCCGTTTGCATCTTCTCTGCTCATTGTCTCGACACTATAACCATTTTCAGTAGCCCAAAAGGTTATACGTCCTAGTGTCTTTCTGTCAGCAGAATTAGCTAAATCAAGTTCAATAGTATCCACTACATCATCATCATTCTTTAAATCAATAATGAAAACTGATATAGGTTTATAGTTGTTTATCTGAGCTAGAGGTTTATTCCAGCATCCTTTATACCAAGTAAGTCTGTCATTATTCATTTCTTATTCTTTCATTGAAAATCTCATTAAAAATCCTGCCTCCTGTTTTGTCAAGAGGCAGGATTTAAAAGTTAAACTGGCGTACTTCCGGCCACGTTTAACGACTTACTTATCGCGTGTTACCACAGCACCATCAGCAGGAGCGGTAAACGGACCATAGACCTTGCCACCTTCAACCGGGTGAACAACAAACTTACGAGTGAAGTTCTTAACCGGAATGGTGACAGTTTCCATGATATTCTTACCGTCGTCACCCTTAACTGCACGACGCTTTTCATCACGCTTTGCGCGAGTGACAGTCTTGGTCTTAACCTCGCCATTCTCAATCACATCTTCTGCGAAACGCTGGTTAGCCGAACCAACCGCAGACGACATGGTTTTAACAGCATCACCGCTATCAACATCGGTATTAGCAACAAAGAAAAAGTCGCCTTTGCCCATGGTTTCAAACGGATACTTGCTAGGAGCACCACCACCGCCACCAGCCTTACGCTGGCGCTTTGGCAGAACAATACCAGACTGCACAGCGAAATGCGATGCTGTCTTAGCTGATTGCGACTGAGCATTAAGAAACTCAACACCAGCTTCAGTCACGCGCGCCGCTCGCTTGTTAGGGTCACTAGGATCAGCTTGGTTGCTATCAACTGCAATCAACGGTGGTTGATGTTGCATCAGCGGCAAAGCATCAGCCTGTGACAGATAAACCACAGTGTTAGCCGCCGTAGCGTTTGCAATAGCTCGAAGCAGATTAGTATTAATTCCAGACATTTTACTTCCTTTTGATTTAAAGATTTGAAACATTCATCAGTGAATATTCAATGCTCACTATCTAATTTCGTTCCGTAGGAGTGTCAATATCTTTTTCGCGTTCTTTCAATTTATTTTCGATACCCACACATTCAACTAGAAGTTCTTCACCTTCTGCGCCGCAGACAGAACAAAAGTCAATCTTTCGCCAACCATCCACATATGCGCTAATTTGATGCATTGTCATTGCAAGGCGCGCTCCCAAAATAGAGATTGCCCGAACCAACCGCCATTACTCTATCACGCGAACGAATATAAATGCCGCATATACCTATGCGCCGCCAACGTGCAAAACCACGCAAAGTAAGGTCTCTCCAATCAACAATCATTAAGCTTATCCTTAAATTTTAAAACCAATTCATCAAACGGTAGTTGTTTCTCGCTATCATCCAACTTTTGAATGAACAAAGGTTGAACATTTTGTTTACCATTACCTTCTGTAGGCAAGTTATGCCAAATTTGCGGAACAGTTTTACCGTTAACGCTAAGCCATACAAAGAATTTAGTCATCACGCATTCTCCGGCGGCAACATTCCGTGCATACCCCAAAGGCGAGATACAAATTCTTCGCCTAAACCGTTCTTATGATTGACTAGTTCTTTAATACGCTTGCAAGCGTGTTCTACAACATCATGCTTATCATAGTAACGCATAGGTGTAAAACTATTAATTAACCAATATGCAAGTTCGCTTGTACTCAAGGTATCAAGATATTCTTGATAACAAATGCGAGTTAATTCGCTATTAATGCTGACTACTTTCTGCATCTTTTCGACTCTTTAAAATATTGCATCTTGCACGACTTAATCGGCTCTTTACAGTTCCAACAGGAATACCAAAATTATAACTTAAATCTTTGTAAGTCTCGCCAGCTAAAGCACCAATCACCAATCCTTGATGAATATTACTCAATTCTCCAATTTCATCTGTAGTAGGATCGATTTTAAATAGTGTTGATTTTGGTAACATTTATGACCTATCGAATGTTTGAATTTGATGATAGAGCAATTCATTTAGCATAAACTTACGACATTTAAGAAGATACTTATTGTTAGGATGAAGTTCAATCAATTTCTCAATCAAATTGATTTCATTTCTCATGTATCGCTGATATTGTATATTATTCATCATTTCGTATTTCCTTTAAATAATTAAGAAGGTGCTACCAGCCGTCCGCGCGTCAGCCTGACTTAAAGTCATAGGTAGCACCCTCTTAATTACTTCACTTTAACCACAATACCATTTTCAAGCCATGCTTCAGCATACCATGTATGCGGCTTAGGGTAATGCGGTCCTTCTAGCGCGATCTTACCAGTATAGTTCGAAAGATCAGGACCAAGACCGGGTTGATAACAGCGAACAGGAGCAGTAGTATCTGGAAAAGCTTTATTAAGCTCTACTTGTTGTTTCAAAGCCTTCTTAGTCTTAAAGTCTACAACCGTATAAGCCATTTTTCAATCTCCGTTGATTGCTCTAACTTATACGGTTTATTTTAACTGTCAATAGTAAATCCTGATTTAACTTCAAATTCTGTTGTTTGTTCTGGTACATTTTTAAATAATGTCAAGCTCAACTTCAAATCTTCAATATAAAGCTCGTTACCTTCAGGTGATTGCTCAGCTTCAGCGAGATACTGTTTAATTGTTTCAATACGGCTAACCATATTTTACCTCAATTTATGAGCTTTATCGAAAGCTATTAACGCCCAATGACTATAACAAGTGGCTTCAGAATGTCCAAGATTAGCTAAAGCTTCTCTAAAAGCTTTTCTTTTGATTTTTAATTCAGGATTAGCTTCTAACCTCTCTATAAAACTATGACTATCATAAAACTCTATTCGTTTAAGAATTTCCTCACCAGTCAAACCGAATAACATAACTATTTTTCTATCATATTCGGATGACTGCATAGCTTTTTCAAAAAGCTCTCTAGGTGTTAAGCTAACCATTTAAATAATCCTCAATCGCTTTTACAGCTTCTAGCCATCCGTAGCAAACTATAGCTTTATAACCTACACTACTAGCGTAGTCAAGAAACTTAATTTGATCATCTGAGCAACCACCATTCTTTTGATTGCGTCGGCTTTCTATTTATGTTTAACCAAATATTCTATAGCAGTTTTAAGTAAATTTAAATCTTCTTTGAAATGAACTAGCCCGACATTACAATTATTACAAAGAATACCTCTAACTCTATTAGTAGTATGACAATGATCTAAGTGCCATCCTTTTCCATTAGGATTATTAGTTTTGCATAGTGCGCAACGCAATCCTTGCTCCCAAAACATATCTTCATATTGCTTTTGAGTAATACCGTATTTTTTAAAATTTCTCATTTTATAATAATCAGGATTTTTATACTTATAGCGTTTATAATAACCTTTAGTGTAGTCAGGATTGAGTTTCCTCCATTTTATAGTATTTAATCTCGCCGTTTCTCTATTTCTTTCTCGATAAGCTTCGTTGTATGCTTTTTGTTTATCAGGGTCTTTATACGGCACAATAGTTTTCCAAAATCTTAATCGCTTCAGTATAAGACCAACAAATTATAGCTTTATATCCAACAGAATTTAAATAATCAATACACAAATTTTGCTTTTGACTAACCTTTCCAGTTTTTATTTTTAGCTCTATATACAATGCATGATAGCCTTTGCTAGGCCACGGCAAACAAATATCTGGTATTCCCGCTCTAACACCTTCAGCTACTTGCCGTTGACTGTTAGCATTTGGAATAGCATGTAACCAACGTAATTGTGGATAGCGAGATTGATTGATAGCCGCCCATGCGAATACTCGGGTTTGCTCTGATTTTTCGTCTGTGCCTTTAATATCTTCAGGTTTAATCATTTCTATTATTTATTTCCCATAAAATTTATCTCTTTCGAACCAAACGTCAATTTGCTCGTGATAGATTATTACTTTAGAGCATTATTTATCATAGCGCGATAGATATCATTTGATACATCGCTTATAAATGTCGGGTCTGTACCATAATTCCATTCAGTAGGATTAGCCTCATCGCCTGCTATGATCATTCCTTGCGTAGGCTCTCGCATAGCTTCTATAGCCGCTCTAGCATACTTATAATAATCAGAAAGCTTATCATCTGTTTCAACTATCATCAATGCGTTAGCTACACGTTCAACCATTTCATTCATATTTTAATTCCTAAACTGCACTTGGATGATAGGAAGGCTCTACCTATTGATTGCGCCTAGATTTACCCTTACGGCCGTAAACCCATCCAAGTTTAATTACAACTTAAACAAGTCTCGCACAAATTCCCATTCTTCAACCGGCATCTTGATGATAACATATCCTGCATCAGGATCACTGTTGTCAATATCGCTATTCTCAAAACATTCCTTGACAGTACGCTTACGAGCACCATTAGCATCAGGAACGTCAGACGGCTTAACCTTACGACCTTGCTTGGTCGCTGCATCGACAGCCGCCTGAAGCGCCGCAGAAGCCTGTGCAGGAGTTTCAGCCGCCTTGACAGTCTGTTGTGCCAGCGAAGCGGAAACCGCACCAGCGGCCACCGCATTTTGAACAGATACCGGCATAGTCAGCAAATCTAAAATCTGACTAATCCGGCCATTGCTCATGCCAACCTTCTTAGCAATATCAGACTGGTTCCAACCCATGTCAAGCAACTTCTTAAAAATCTTCGCTTGCTCAAGACTGGTGAAAGGCTTTCCTGAATTGCCCACAAATTGATTGAGGATCAAATCAGCTTCATTGGCGTACCGATCAACGCTGATAACCGGAACGGCCTTAAGGTCAGCCTTATAAACCTCAATAGCCCGCATAGCGGCGCGAGTGCGGCAACGGCCTTCCTTAACGATAATCTTGCCATCCTCTAGCTTGACTTCAATCGGCTTACGGACGCCAATTTCAGCAATCGACTGTGCCAATTGATCAATGTGCGCTTCAAGCTCAGGCGACTTATCGCGGTAGTCGTCGCTTTCATCGATAACCAGCAATCGCGGATCGACCTTATTAACTTCGCTCTTGCCTTGCGAAAATTGAGCAATTCCAGTAGTCTTAGCCATTTGTCTATTCTCCAATAGCGTTTGAATGATTTAACAATTAAACGGTTGTTTCGAACTTGTCAATAGCCCGTCGAATAAAAATCGCTGCTAGTTGAACTTTCTTACAGCTATAGCTGTATAGATATTTTTCAGGTTTTTGAGCGTTATCACGCTTTTTAATAAATTTATCAACAGCATCTTCTAGAATGTCTGAAAGCTGATATAGAAGCTGTTTAGTTTCTTGATCCATATTGTTTTATTCCTTACTTTGAACGTGGTCCACCTTTAATCCAACCTTCAGCCTCATACTTAGCAACTTCATCAGGATTGACACGTTGCTTTGCACGAGTAAACGAATGGATCATCCAAACTTTACCAGCAAAATGATGACCGCGACCGCGGTTATCATATGATTGCGGAATAGCATCAATAAGAGGTTGAGCAGCCATCGCAATAGCTTTATTGACAAACTTAGCGGCTTCAGCTTCATACAGCGATACAATCTTATCAATCGCTTCGACTTCTGTACTAGCCATGCTGTAGACATTCCACCGCTGACCGTTAGGTAGAACAGCGTAAGCCATCCATTCTTGACCAGTAGGAGCATTCGTGCTGTGATAGGTGATTGTCTGTGCCATTGCGCATTCTCCAATGCTCTGATATTGACACTGTAGATTTAACCGTCTACAGTGTCAAGTTGATTTTATCATTTTTCCACTAGCGTTTCAGTATTTAACGTTATAGACGGCTCAATAGAAATGTCAACAGCAAAAACACAATCAATGGTGAAAACCCAATGATATACCTATCTACTTGACTCATTTTAACCTGCATATAAAATGATCAATGCCAGAATTGACATTACTAAATAATACTCGTTCTCATTGTAAAACGCAAGCACTATTCCAC